TGAGTTACTTGTTCTGGTGTAAACTCATCATAGAAGTTATCTATTAAATCCCCTAAAGAAACTCTTTGTCTTCTAACAGTATAATTACCATCTTCTCCGTACCTAGTATTATTACTAAAATCTGAATAGAACTCTAGAGGATTAACTCTCTCATATTCTATATCATCTCTAACTACATTCTTATAAGTATGACATTCTCCTACGGCTAACCAGTCATAGAAGCACTCTTTAAAGATTTGAAAAGTTTTCTTATCGTGGTCTATATACTCTAATATATTCTGACCCTTTCCTGCTATCTGTTCTACAAAGTTACTTAAAAACTCTTTCTCTAACTCTTCTGGTAGCTCTACCTCTTTATAGTCTTCTGGAGGTAATGCACCTACTTCTACAAGTGAGTTAATATAGTGTTGTTTTACATTACTATATAGAGCTTTAGTCTTCTCTTCAATAAAAGAGTTATATCCTTCTTCTGACTTATTTAAAGTCTGGTATTTAAACCCCCTTTTAATAAACTCTCCCATATACAAATCTGTATTAGGTATAATTATATTATAAGGTCTAATTTTAGCTGGAAAGTTCTTATACTCTTCTTTTGCAGAACTAAGAGGGTTCTTAATGTGATGAAACCACTCCTCTGGAACATTATTAGTAAGTATATTATAATTCTGTAGTTTAGAGTTATAAGTACTATGTCCTGTTGTAGAGTGTTGAAAAATAGGAGAAATCCTAAGATAATAACTAGCAGTTTGCTTACCGTGTCTATTATTATCTTTTACCTTTTCTTTATAAGGTATTCTTTGTAATGGTTTTTGGAAGCTACTCATTGTTTATTAGTAATAAGATTATTAAGTGGTAAAATAGGTAAAAATTAATCAATTTCCTAGGAATCCATCATTGTTATTTTTACTTCCTCCCCCTAGTGTGAAATGCTTTCTAGTAAAGAAGCTAGATTTGTCTTCTCTTGTAGTCCTAGCTACATTTTGCATTACTTGTTTACGTTGGTACATATAAAGTATGTTAGCAGAAATTCTATCATAGTTACCTTTCTCTTTCCACTTAGAAATCTCTTCCAGAAATGCTATATCGTATATAGTATGAATCATAAGGATAGGTTCTCCAGAATCTCTATATCCAATAGTAGAAAGTAGCCATTCAGCAAGGTATAGTAAACCTTGATTCTTTCTCTCTGTTCCCATATTCATAAAGTATGTTCTAGACTTCTGATTAGCAATTTCTTTGTTTAAATCTATAGTAATCTCAAAACAAAGATACTGCATTAACCTATGAGAACGTGCATAATCTAATACACCTTTACCTCCACCAGAAATCTCTGATTGTAAACTAGCATTATACCATTGTAGAACATTAAATAAATTCTTATAAAACTCTTGTAGTTTATGAGGTCTGGCTACATAAGTAGCTACTAAAGTTTCTCTACTCCCTGTAATACTATTAGGAACTTTATAAACATACAAAGAACCTAGAGAAGTTCTATCTTGTGCATCGTCTTTATAGTAAGGGTCTAATACTGCTGTATATACTTCTCCAATGTTTCCGGGAACTTTATCTCCTACTAGATGTGGAAGCTCATATACAGTTACACATCCTGTTAAATCATCATCATTTTTATGAGGAAAATTAATAAGAGGAGAAGTTTTTATTGTAGGGTCGAATTTAAACCCTTCCCCAGAGTTAATTAAAGTTCCATTCCTAATAGTAGTTAGAATAGTAGGAGTACGTTTAATTCTTTTTATCTGTTCTAAGGCTTCTGTTCTTGGAAGAGGATTAAAAGATACACGTTGGAAAAGCTCTGTAGGATTGAAAGGACGTTCAGCTACCTTTCTATCTAAATCTTTTGCATCATCAGAATTATTAATTTGATTCCTATTTCGCATCTCTAGTGATACAGATTCAAATAAATCTACAATTCCACGTTCATTTATAGCTTTATCATTTGCCATATAAGAAGGAACTATGAATCCACACATCTCTCCTGTATAATCTACGTCAGCATATGAGTTCATTTGAATCTTAGGAGGAACATAAGGTACTGCTAGGTTTCCACCTACTGTATCTAATGCACCATCATTCTTAGGATTCTCTTCCCATACATTCTTGAAAGGAAGACAGTTATAAGCTAGAGGATTTGCTACCATATCTTCTAGTGCTTCAATATACTCTCCTTCTTCTCCTCCTGTACCAAACGCAGACATCTGTCCTGCTAGGAATCCACCTTGCTCTACAGATTCTCTACATATACCCCAAGCTCCTTTACCATTCTTAAAAGAACCAAACTCTTCAAATGTTATCTTTTTACCACGTAATCCCCTTGCCTTATCTGGCTTATCAATAGTCTTTCCAAATATCTCACTAAAAAATCCTTTATATATCTTTTTACCATCCTCTCTAGTTTCATAACTAGCTCTCTGGTGCATTAGTGTATTATGTTGATGCCTATTCTTATACCAATCTGTATGAGTATTTAGAAAGTTAAGCATAATTTCAACCTTATTAAGAACTCCATCTTTAATTAGATAATCTTCGGTAGATGCTAAGTAGAAACTCTTTGACTTCGGAAGTAGATTGTAGTTGTAAGCTCCATCAAAGGCTTCTTTATATGACCATCCACACCCCCTTGTTTTTGCACATACAAGATGGTTACCCTCTCCAAAAGGTCGATTAAATGCTTCTTCCTTTGCGTTCCACCAAGCAAGGTCTATCTCCCAAAAGGCAGGAAATCCTAGAACTTTATCTATACTTGCACCTACTTTATTCTTATCTCTAAGTGCAGATTCTGGTACTTTTTCTATTACACAATAATTAAGATAAGCATAGTGTCTTCCAGATATAGTCATATCTCCTACAGAATATCCTTCTCTCCATCTACGTTCTTCTTCATCCCAGAACTGGTCGTACTCGTGAGTACCTTGTGGTGCAAGTGTATAAGAACCGTGTTTCTCAAAGTGTCTAGCAGAATCTCTAAAGTACTCTGTATTTACAAGTATAGGTTGCATTATCTTTTGCTTTTAAAGTTGGTAAGCATCCTAACAACCTCTTTCTTCTTATAGGCTAAGTCATACTCTTTTGCGTGTTCGTATTTAGGTCTATCTTTTGTACCTATATTGTTATAATGGTTAAAAGTAAGTTTACGTACATTAAATCCAAATGATTCAAGTAGATAAGCGTAGGTAGAAATCTGTAGTTGATAATGCTCAAAGTTACAATCGTTAATAGCACTAAGAGGATATAGCATTTTCTTATACTTGTTTGTCTTAGGGTTAAAAAATGAAACTTCATCTATCTTTTTATTAGTTTTATGGTCATCTATATCTACATAACGAATACCATCTTTAGTAAAGATAGTAACTATATCAGCTTGTCCTGCTAGTCTATAGTAATTATTCCATAGAGTAAGTTCAGGGTAAATTCCATCTGGAAGTTTAGATATGTCATAAGGCATACCTGTATTATCTAGGGCAGTTCTAACTGTTAACCCAGAGTCTACCCCTAGCGAGAATAAATCATCCTCCTTCTGCTTGTGAAAGTTAGTACCGTTATAACAAGACACATCTCTCTCATATTCCCACTCATCTAGTATCAGTTTCCTAGTGATGTCTACCCTATTTAAAAAATCAGGAGTAAATACCTTATCCTTATACTCTTTAACTATAAGTTTAGGGTTACGCATTTTCTTATACTTAACCCATTCTGTAGAAGTATTTTCTTTTATAAAAACACGTTCTACTGCCTTATAAATAGACCAGAAATCTCCATCAAATTTCTCTTTATATTTACCTATAACTGTAGTAACAGACGTAAACTGATCTCCAGAGTCTGTTGTATAAGTATGCGAGGGTTCATCAAATCTTACCATAGTAAACTATTGTTTTAAAAGCCGTTGTAGTTGGAAAGGAGGACAACGGCTAAACCTCTTAGTTCTTTAGTCTATTTTATAACTTTTGGTACTCTGTAATGAAGACCGTCTTTAGCCCATTGCAATACAAATTCTAAATATCCTCTAAAAGCTTCTCTAAGTTCTTTTCCTCCCATCTCCGCATCTTTATCTCTATCATACTCCTCCTCGTCTAAGCAACTAAGAATTGCAAACTTTTCAAACTTTATCATAGGACTACAAGACACTAGAGTAGATTTAAGAGAAAGAGGAACACTCATTATTCTTCCTGTAAAGTCCTCTACATCTTTAGGAGACAGCTTAGAATCTTCCCCAATTTTAAAGTAAGTAGTTTCAAAAGCTTCTTTAGGTGACCAAGATTCATATCCATCAGGGTAGATAACTTTATATCCTTCATCTTCAGCGTCTCCACCTAGAACTTTATCAAAACCTTTAGATATACTATGTTCTCCTCTTGTACAAGGTTCTGCTTTTATTAATTTTACTCCTATATAATTATCCATACTATTATTTAATTTGTTTTAAACACTTATCTCCATTTCCATCTTCTACGATACGTACAAGAGGTACAAAGGTAATCGATTCTGCAATCTTATCTCCTTGCTGGGTAGTAACTTGGACTACACAACCTACTCCTTCTATTTCCATAGCTTTAGTAGACTTCATCCAACCTTGTGATTTAGAACTAGCTTTAGCTAATAATTGGAAGAGATTTCCATTACCTGTAATCTCCACATCGCTTACTTTCTTTTTTAGATCCTTTACGTCCTTGACGTTTAAGACCTTTTCTGTTTTTCCTGCCATAATCTTTAATATTTAGTGTTACTCTGTGTTTAACCCTAGTAGGAGAAAGTCCTATTACTACAAATCTATAAGGACAAATAATACTATGTAAGAAATCTATCATATATCTCTTACGTCTACATAAGTTCCTATACCTGCATTTTTTGCAAACTGCTCATCTGTAATTAAATCTCCTACCATAATACTATTACTCAAATCTAATTGAAATTCTGAAGCAAGTTCAAAAGCTGCTCCTGGATTAGGTTTTCTATTATATCCTTCCATAGTAGGACAGTAAGTAGCTTGTATAAGAGGAAGACCTAGTTCGTGCATCTTAATAGCTATACTAGATAACTTCTCATCTGTCTCTTCTTCTGTAGAGTACCCTAGTTCTATTCCTCCTTGATTACTAACTATAAAAATAGAGTAGCTATCTAAATTTGTTAAGTTCTGTAGGTAGTCTATAGTCTCTTGCTTAAACTCCCAGTCATTTTTATCTGCTGGAAATAACCTACCTTCTAAGGGGTGGATTAACGTGTGGTCTAAGTCTAGGAATATTGCTTTGTTCATATTAGTTTCAAGCCTAGTTCTACTAAACTGTCTTTTAGGTTCTCGTTAAACTTAGAAACAACTTTACTCATAAAGTGTTCTAAATACATATCTTCTTCTCTTAAAGAAGTCTTAGACAAGTTAAAGAATAAAGTATTGTTAAAATACTCATCCTCTAACTCTACTTTGTAGTAAATTTCATCTTCTTTTATCTTTATATTTACTCCTACCTTTTCACATATAGGGTGAATAGAGATTAAGTATTTAAAGTAAGTTTCTATCTGTCTATTCATTATATAGGGCATCCACAATGTTCACAATAATTAATTCCATTTTCTGTGTAGTACTCTAAGGTATATTGTATTCCATCAGATTCCATTTCTTCTTTACAAGTCTCACAGTCTTCTGTAGGTTCTATGTAACAAGGGTCATCAAACATATCTATTGTATTATTATAAGTTAAAACTAATGCTTGGGTCATTATAAGTAGAGAAACTACTATAAAAGTACTTAGGCATATTATTAAAGTTTGTATCATTTAGTTAGGGTCTTCTCTATTACCTTTAAGACTATTACCTCTCATTTTAGTTTTACCTGCTAAGTCTTGCTTAACCATATCTCTAAATTCACGTAGGTTTTCAAAGGTAATTTTTAATTCTTTTATATTCTTTAAGAAAGATTGAGGACTATGGTATGCTCTTCCCATCTCATCTCTCTCTTCAAAATCAATGTTATTAAAATGTTGCTCTAACTTATTA